GGCACCTATGGCGGCACCTGCGGCCGCGCCTGCAATACCCAATCCCTTGGCAATCGTTCCGCCAATGGATCCTGCCCGGGATTCGGCATCGCTTAAACCCTCATCGTACTTTGAAGAATCAAGGGACAATGTGGCAAATAAATCAAATACGTTCATATGTTACCTCCCAAATCGGCCATGAATTTATTGATAATATCGTTGGCCTTTTCTTCGGGGTTTCCTTCTTTTTCTTCGGGAACCAATCCGAGGATTTCCGGGTATGTCTTTGTTAGATACTTGCCACCCAATGCATGGGTAACGGATTCACAAATTAAACGCAACGCCTCCGATGTATAAGATTGATACACCATCGTTCGTTGCGTTTCATCGTTGATTGCTAACATATAAGACACGAACGGTGTTAATTCCCGTTTGCCCTTATATTGTCCGTAGCACCGCCAAAAAAGGGCGATTAATTGTCGGGGATTTGACGGTGCGATTGAAAAAGTTTTTGTACCTCCGCATTGGAAATCAAATCAAGGATTTGCATTGGCAATGTGACAACATTGATTTGCTCCCGGTATTCGTCCACGGGGACATCCTCAATGCGTGCCAAAATCTCAATGATTGCCTCCTTGTTGTTCTTCAACATCGGCTTTACATACTTAATCGGTGCAACACGGATCCTGTTTCCATTTTCATCCGTTGAATTGTACAATGCGCGGATTTCCTTATCTGCAAGGATAACCGCCAACGGTTCCATGATGTCTGCCATTAAATCAATGGCCGCCTCGCCTTTATAATCCGACAATCTTTTCATAAATTAACCCTCGCCACCCTCGGTGTTTTCGTTGTTGCCTGCGTTTCCTCCGTTTTCGGGTTCACCAATGTAAAACTCCACGGGTTCCGTATCCTGCGAATTGAGGCTTGTGTGTGCCGTGATTGACGCGGACATTGTACCCTTGCCCTTGTCGGTTGTCTTAAGGGAAAAACCATCGGTGGAAAGTGCGTTAATAAGATGCACCGCTATGTAACCGCCATTGGACAAATCGCCAATCCACCAAATATCGCCGAAATCAGAAACGGCAAGGTCAACATTGGACACAATTGCACCGCTTTCGTTGGTCCTTGCGGCGGCAAGAACGAATTTAAGGGATGCATCATTGATATTAAGCAGGGTTGCGGCAATGTTTACATCCATTTCCGTTTTGCGCTTAAGTTCCTTGGTGTTCTTCGGGCAATTGTCGATGTCCGAACCGAAATCCTCAAATGTCGGCTTGGCGTTGATGGTAATGCCGCCGCTTGTCGCGGAAATAATCTTATTAAGGTCCAAAACGCCCGTTGTGGGGTCGAAATCCTTAACCAAAACGCCTGCATTCACTTGTAATTCGTTAAATGTATCTTCGGGAATCTTTGTGAATCTCATGTGTTTAATTCCTCCTTAGTTTGATAAAAATTCGATTTCAAGGTTGATTGAATATCCCTTAATGGATGAATCATCATCATCGTTCGTCCTGTTGGCGAATGGTGAACCCTTATTAATCAATATGGATCCAACATCCATGGGAACCAAACGGCCCCGGGAAATGTAATCCGAAACGGATTTCAAAATGGTGTCCAACGATTCCCACGATTCAACGCGATTCCAAATGGAACCACTCGCAGGAACGGCCGTCCCCAATTCGTCAATCGTTGTTTCGTATATGCAATACGGCAATTTGGCATAATCGGGAACCGCGCCCGATTCATAACAGGGCAACCCGGTTGCGCTATGCCAAAAATCATATAATGCCTGTTGCTTATCCATTGGGCAACTCCCATTCCTCCGCCTCTACTTGGCGCATATTCAATGTCGAAACGGACGGTGAAACATTATCGTCACCATCCGATGTAACACGGAATATCTTGCCATCCTTGTTACGGCGTACAACATCGTGATATTGAAGATTGACATTGGCCCGTGTGGTTATCGTGTACCGGGGAATTGCATTCGCTTGCTCCGCGATGCGCATTTCCTCGGAGGATTCGAACCCAAAAACGGCATCGATGGTCACGCCATCAACGTATGTCGGTTTTGTTCCGCCCCTGCCATCGTCAACATAAATCTTGTTGATGATGGTTCCCTTTTCGAGTGCCGATTCCCACAACATCATTCCGCCAATCCTCTTAATCTGCGATATTTGTTTAACCTCTTTGCAAATGCGCCCTGCCATGTGGTCGTATCGGATCCATCGGCGGATGCGGATGCCTTGGTGTATGAATAGTTTTGGAACGATTCCGATGCGAATGGTGACATCGCAGGCGATTTGGAATCGCCATACGATGTTTGCCATTCTTGAATATCGGAGGCAAGGGCAATAACAGTTTGGGGAACCGCCATTGCCCATATTGTGCCATTAAAGGTTTCATCAACCAAATCGAATGCCGGGTATTGATGCACGCCATCGTTGAAAACCGAACCGACAATGCGGAAATATTGGCCATTCTTGATTTGGGGCAACACGATGGTGGAATTCTCAATCGTGTAATTCCCGGTTGCCTTTGATACAACAAAATGGTTGTTCAAATATTCGCATAACTCGGTTAACATCGCTTGCATCGTTTAATACCTCCGGGGATTAACCCTCGCCGCCTGCGGATGCGGCCGTGATTGTTCCAACGATAACGCCATCGGGCATTTCGGGGAATATATCGATACCACTAACGGCAACGGTTTCCTCCTGCATCCTTGTGTAATTGGCCTCCTCGTGGATTCCAACAAATCCTGTTTCGGGATCCGTTGTGAAATCAAAGATTTCGTCAAGGCCGTTTGCACCGTTCACATCGATGTAATACATAACAAGATTCTGCATTGCGGTTGCATAGAATGTACCCTTTGTCACGGCGGATGTGATGATAACAGTTCCGAGGCCAAGGAAATCCTCCACGTACTTGAAACCAAATGCGGTTTGTGTGGAAATTGCGGCCGTCTTGAGATAATCCGCGATGTCGAGGGGATTAACGAAATAAACGGTTGCGACATCATCTTCCTCGAACGCAACTTGAAGTGCGCCCCATGCATCTGCAAGTGCGGCCTGTATGCCAACACCGCTTGCGGTTCCTGCGCCTGTGCTGAGTGCCGTTACAAGGTCACCACGGATACCCTTTTGGATGTCCTTAACCATCTTGGCATCGGTATCGTTTACGGCTTGGTCATACCCGCCCTTGATGATTGCCTCGGCCGTTGTTGCCTTTCTCCACTTGTCAAGTGTTGCCTCGCCAATGGGGGTCCATGTGGTTGCATACTGTGAAAGCGGGATGATCTCGCCCTCGGGAACGGCACCATTGTGCAATGTGCCTGTTACTTTCTTAACCTTAAGCACGGTTCCTGCGGTTACGGGAATCTTTCTCGTAACACCGAGCATCTTAATGAGGGATGCGATGGATTCGCCGAAAAGTGCGGCATAATCCATTTCACGAACCTTTGCGATGTTCTGCTTCTTGATTACATTGGTTTCTGCATCTGTGATTACATTTGCCATCTTGAATTCCTCCTTAGATTAATCGTTCTCGGGTAATCCAAACAATGTGGGATTCTCCATCATCGCCTTTTGGCGTGCAATCGGATCCGCAATTGCTCGGATTTCCTCCTTTGTCTTTGTTGCCTTTCCATTATTCGCAGGGGGATTTGCCATGTCTGCGCCCTTGGTGGACTTAACCGGGATAAAATCGGACCATTCCTCTTTAACGGAATTAACCAATTCGTCCTTGTTGGATATGTTGCCCTCATCGTCAAATACGATGGAATCAATATCAGACACCTTAACGATTGCATCAATCCTCTTGTCGGGGATTCCGCATTCTTTAAGGATGGAACGGAATGCCGCATCTTTCTGCGCCTTTGTTTTTTCCGTTTCAACGCCTGCCTTGAACGCCTCGTATTCCTCCTTGATGGCCTCATACTTTACCTTGTATGAATCCTCCTTGGATCCCGAATTCGCCGCCTTTAGGTTGTCAATTTCCGTCTGCATCCCGGGTACTTTGTCGGCATCTGCCTTGTATGCATCCCGTTCCGCCTTAAGGGCATCTACAACCTCCACATGGGCCGTGATGATTTCGTCCACCTTGTCGGCCTCAATTCCTAACGCCTGCAAAAACTTTCGAGAAAAAGCCATGTCGAATCTCCTTTACTTCGGTATATTTTCTTTTATATTCGATTCTACTTTCATATATACCACAAATGAAAATCACATGCAATTAAATGATTGCATGTGAAAATCATTCGCCTTTCAAGTATTGGCGCAATATATCGCCGTATTCTGCGGCGTGCGCCGTTGCCCCGAACCGCAGGAAATGTTTACCCTTGATTTTGGATGTTCCCAATTCTTGATACACGGCATAATTAAGGTTTGTCCCAATATATGCCTCTTGTTTGGATGTATCAACCGCAGGACCGATGGAATTGCGCAATGCGCCCGTTTTGTATGGTGCCTTGCCTGCGGCCGTGGATGCCGCATCCTGCGCAATAGCCGCCAACCAATTGTTGATTTTCTCCTTTGATTCGTATGTGAATTCATCAATGTGGGATTCAATCCTAACACCTTTAATCTGTGGCATGGTTATTCCTCCTTGTAAAATTCATCATAACTTGCCTTTACATCCGGGATGGATGCGCCCAATTCCGTTAATTTATAGCACCATTCTGCCTCATCGAAATAATACCAATCTTCATTTTCCATAAAATATGGTCTAATCTGCATCATAATTTATAACCCTGCCTTTCCAAAAATATTCTTGTTGCCTGCCCCATAATGTTGGGATCCCCACACATCGCATTGGCAAAACATTCCGCAAAAAATTCATCATCGTTTTTCTTTCCGTAATCGGAAATACCATAAAAAATATCAATTTCATATGCGTTTAGTTCGTTTCTTGCAATATCTTCAATATCTGTGCGCATTTTTTCCGCCAATTTTTTATATGTTCCACTTGCCTGCCAATCTCCAAATTGCACGAAAACAGTTTTTTTGTATTCTTCGGATCCTATTATATATCTACTTGCAAATATATGGCCATATTCATGCGTTACGCCATATGTTTGGTAATAATCCTCCGATATTGGCATGGACCATTTAGATGCCATTGTACTCATTGTTTCACTTATTATTTTTTCCTTGTTTTTAGTGTAATACTGTTTTGAAAATGTTAGTTTTTCGGGACCACGCAACAAATGTTGTTGCACCTCGGCCACAAATGTGGCAGGCCTATATTCCAAATCCATCCCATCCGTTAATTTTCCAAATATATTGTTTAATTCTGATAACCTATTAACATTATTACACAATAATTCCTCATCAAGATTGTTTATAAAATCATCGGATACGGATTTAAAACCCAAATCGTTTTTGAGAATATCCACCGCATCTTGCCTGTTTTGGGCAACCCTCCATTTTGGTGGTTCGGATTGTTGTGTGTTTCCCGGTTGTTTGTTGTTAATCGGTTGTGATGTAATTTCAGATATTGGCAACGGTTCGGGAATAGTGGCCGTTGTGTTGTTTTTTGCCTCCTGCGCTTTTCGGTATGCCTCCGCCTCGCGTGATTCAATTTCCCCGGAATCAAGTTTCTTTTTGCGCTCCAATGCGCGGCGTTGCTCATCCACTTTGTATTCCATAACACCTGTGGCATCCTTATCGCCAACCCAATCATTATAGAATTCTTCACGCATCATTTTTTCGTATAATTCATCATCCCGGGAATGGTCAATCCCGGGTAAAAACGAATTAACACGGCACCTGCAATTATATATTTGCTCGGGATCCCCTTTTGGATCCGCAGGAAATCGCAGTAAATTGCCTGTTGGGATGATGCCCTCCCCATATAATCCCTTTTCGTTGGGTAATGTACCATGTAACATTAAATGGGTATCACGGGTGTTATCCGCCATTAACGCCATCCATGGTTCCTGCATGGGGATGCCTGCATCTTGGATTTTCTTTGTGGCATCACGCCGCCCCTCATTTTGTACGGCCGTGTATGCCGTGCGTGCGGTTCGTGTTGCGGCGTTTTTATCCATGTTTACAATCGGTAATAGTCTTTTGGATATATTGGGGATGGAATCGCCTTGTAATATACCCTGTGCAATGGCGTTTTGGATGTGTTTTCGGTTCCACGCCTTATCCGCCGGGATATTAACCTCGGGTGGTTGCCATGGTATTAAATCGGGATCCTCGGTCAATATTATGCGCATGGCCTCGGTATTGTAGATGGAAAACGATGCATAATTATATCCTGCGGCCTGTGCCATCAATTCGCCTTTGAATCCTGCGAAATTATATCCATTACAGTAAACACCGGGTAAATCATTATTAATCATGGCAATGGCCAATTTATCGGTGTTTACCATATCATTGGTCAATTTTTCCACCTGCGCACTCATTTGTTGCGTGCGCATAATCTTATTAAATCGCCATTTGGTGTATTCATCCTCCGAAATCAGATTGTTTTCTAATTTCTCACGCATTTTGGCATCGGCAATTGCATATTGCTCCATGTAGGAAAATAGATTTTCGCTCAATTCTTCCGCCGCATCCCGATATACCCGGTTTATGCGCTTTTCCAATTCCTGCAAGGCATCATCTGCCATTTGCATGCCATAATCCATTTCGCTATTAAACCGTTTAAGTGTTGCCATCCTCCGAACCGCCTGCCATTAATCTGTTAACCGCATCGCCTGCCATCTGTGCCATGATGTTATTCAATTCGTCCTTGTCACCATTCATTGTAACAATTTTCTTGGTGATGTATTCCTCGGGTAAATACAATGCGCCTGTTACAAGGGATTGTATTTCCTCCGCCTTGTTAACGATGATGGAACGTGTGTATGTCGGTTCATCGTCAACGCCTGCAATCGCCAACAACGCCTTGATGAACCCGGTTATATATGGTTCGTGGTCATCCAACTTTTCGTTCAATGGCTCGTATGCGGCGATTATCTCCGTTGCCGTGGCGTTCCTCGAAGATAAATCCTTTGTGTCAACGGCCATTGCATCGGAATATAAATCCGCATCCAATCTCGTTAATATCGCCTCGCGGCCTTGATACGATGGTTCAACCGTATGCGATTGTAAATCCGCATCGCCATCCACTTGCGTGGCGTGGATCCTGCGCAACTTGTTTATCATTTGCACCAAATCGGCATCATCCATTCCGCCCGAATTGGTGATTGTCCAATAGATTATGTTTGCATCGTCAATGTCGTTGGCGTATCCGCTTGCGATTAAATCCCTTGCATCGATACCCGCACGCAGGGCATTCAATTCGGGTTCACAATCCTCGTTGATATATAAGGGAACAACCGGGAATGTCGGATAATTGGCGTATTCGTATTCAACATCACCATCCGCCACGGAGGATGCAACCTTAACGATGTATGCACGCTTTTCGTGCAACACGATGTTGTTGCCGTCCTTATCCCTCATGTATTCGGTGTATCCGTCCATTTCGAACATGGTTGCCCTCAATGGCTTGTTGTCTGCAATCTGCCAAAAACGGATTCCCGCCATTAATGTTCCGTTTTCCTCATCCTTTAATGGCACAAACTCGGTGAATTTGTAAATCTCCACATGTCCGTTGTTGAAGAATCCGAACGCCTGCCCCTGCCTTTGGGCGTAACGATATGCTTTCATTATCTTTGTATCGAAATCGGATCCCAATGCATCACCGCCCTTGTTGTTGACCCACGAAACGCCATTGCCTAACAGGACGGACACCGCTTGGGTTACATCGCGCTTGAAAAATCCCGTTGCCAACTTATGGTTAGCGGATACATAATCGGGGACGGCCTGCCCCATCGCATTAAATAGTATTTTCTCGTATCGCTTAATTGTGGTGTTCTTGCCCTTGTAATAATTATCGCCATCCCTTGCCTCGCGATATGCCCGGGATGATTTATGGTCAACGATGGCGGAGAATATCCAATTCATCCGTGTTGTTTCGTCTTTATCTGCAACCTCTAACCAATCTTGATATGTTCGCATGGATCCAACCTCCTTGTGGTTATAAGCACATTATAACATGAAATGCAATAGTCAAAAGGATTTATGCGAAATGCCCGGTGATGCGTTTTTCCTCATCCTTGGCCGCCCACAATACACGGATTAAGGATGCCAACGAATCCGGGGCATCGTCATGTTCGGCATATTCGTTGTAATCCAATATCATATCCAAATAATCATCGTCCGTCCCATCAACGAACACGACATTGCGCCATTCAAATTTCAGATACGAAACAATTTTATAGTATTTGTTCGTATCTTCCCAATATGTAACAACCTTTTCGCCGCGTTTCCGCAATTCCTTGGCCATATATCCCTTATCGCCGTTGGTTTCGCACCAAATCTTGCCGATTAAGAATTGTTTACGCAGGGCGATGATTTCGTCCATGCATTCGTCAATGTGTTTATGCCACGCTTTGCCCAAAACATAATACTTGCCTTGGGTTTTCTTCACGATGGTGTAAACGGTCCAATCCTCGCCGCCGTATGCCGCATCAATATGGGAATATGTGGAATTCATAACCATCGCAGGATCCGCACCGATGGACGGCGAATCGAATATAACATCCTCGGAGGCAATGTGGCGTAATTCGTAATTGGCCGCGAAAAGGGACGGCGGCAATTCCTCTTTTTTCTGTGCGATTTCCGCCTCCGACATCAACCCGGTTGAATAACAATCGTATTTTTTCGGCTCGGGCATGATGGTAAATGCATCATCCTTTTGCCATGGCGTGCCTGTGTTGTATATGCGGCCACCACGATTAAGGATGTTGTGTAACTCCAAATATTGCATCTTGGTAAATTCACGTTCCGCCCGGGATGTCCTATCATCAACGGTTACAATATCGTCCGTGAATATCCTGTCGAAGTGTTGGCCCGTCATGGATGCTTTTATGCCGCTTGCACACAATTGGGATGTTCCCCTTGGGTCCGATGTCAAATTGGTATGGATTTCGAATGCCGAATCCGTGATGAATTTCAAATCCACTCCCCAAATGATGCGGATAATCTGCCGCGAAATTGAATGTTTTAACATCAACGTAACTTGGCGGACAATCTCCTTGGCGTTGTTGTCCGTCTTTCTAAAAAATTTGGTCCTATCATTTGGATATAATATTATAATTAAGAATAAAGCCAACGCAACGCACGTTGTCTTGTATGAACCACGATGTGCCTGCAAGGTTGTGTCACCCTTGCCGAATACCATGTCTTTGGTCCATTCATTATTCAATGGCGTTAATTTGGTAAATCCCAAATGATGGCCTAATATGTATGGTTGTTCCTTAACTTTCCGCAGGATCCGTGTTTGTTCCGGGGTCATTTAAGAAATCCTCAATCTCATTCCTGTGGGATTCGTCAATCTCGGCAACGGTCACATCCTGTTTGTCCGTCTGCCCCAACCATTGTTTGCCCAACCATATGGCCATGCGTTCGGAACCTGCCTCCGCCATATTGAATTGGATGTGGCGCAACGCCGTTTTGCCATTTTCGGCCTTTTTATTAAGCACGGTTGCAAAATCTGTCCCATACGTTGCCTTGCACCATCGCGTAATCGTGCATTCGTCAACATCGAAGAATGCGGCAATCTCGGAACGTGTGCATTGAATTTTGCACAATTGTTCGAATTGCCTTTGGTTTATCTCCTTTTTTGGCCGCCCAACTTTCTTTTTGGTCGTTTTCGCCGTTTCTTTGGCGTTTTTCTTTCCTGCCATCTTGCCGTACCTCGCATCCATAACAGTATTAAAAGGGCATATCACCCACAATTGGATTTTATGCCCTTTTGCCTTGGTTTGTCAAAAATGGGATTATTCCCACCACTTTTTCCGTTTGTTCGGTTCCTCGATGATGATTCCCCGGTATGCCATCATCTTGCGTTTAAGGATGTATTCCTTTGTTTCCATGCCCTTTACATCCTCCACATGCTCCTTGCCGTCCTTGTCGATGTAAACGAAATCTGCAACATACTTGATGGCACGAATCGTTTTGGATCCAATCTTAAACGATGATTGCAATTCGTATGGCACTTGCATCCTCAATTGGGATATTTCGCCTTTGGCCTCCATATCGGATAATTGGATGTATCGCATCATTTCCGCCTTGGAATCGAATTTCACGCCGTTAATTGTCGGTTTCTCGTTGCCGTATTTCCTGCGCTTGCAATCACCGCCGATGGGATACAACCATTTCATTATTTTATCTCCAAATCATATCCCCGGGACACCAACCATTCTGTTGCCTCCTTGATTTTCTCGGGATCCGCATTGACTTCGTGAATAACCATTTTCCGCAGGGCGATTTCTATTACATCATCGGATGGCAAATCCTCGGGAGGAACGGCATACACGCCACGCCTGTGCCATTTCGCATAAAATTCACGGAATGCCGCAACATCGAATGTCTGCGTTACGGCATTACGCTCCTTTACCCATAATGCCAAATTGTCCTTGTTGCTTAAGATTCCCACGGCAATTCCCTCCTTATCAATTCGAATATATCCATATTATGGTATCTGCCCGATTCGTCACGGAATACATCCGTTAATTCGAAATCGTTGATTTTATATTTATCCGACATGCGGTCAACGATGTTCCTATACTTGAAATACGCGGGATTGTCCCCAACGCATCGGAATTCTATTCGGTGCAAATCCATCGTCATTAAATGGTGGATTGCATCAAGGATGCCCCATGCCATCCATATTGTGTCCGCAGGATCCGGGGAAAACTTAATCAATCCGAACGAATACGCCGTGTGGGCGTGATGGTCCACATCATATGCGATGTATCCAACCAAACGGCCTGCCCTGTCAACGATTGCCCATTGATAACGGCCGCCACCGTCCCAATCATCTGTTATTTGGATCCGTCCGTGTTCGTTGCATCCGTTGTAAAACATCATGTTCGTGGAATACCGCAGGATGTCGGACCATTCCGTTATTTCTTTTTGATACTTAATCGCAGGAATCAACATATTATTTCATCCTCCCGGGCTTATCCTTGTTGATGAACGATATTATTACGCAGGATGCGCAAATAATCGCCGTGATTATGATTGCTTTCATTCGTTGTCACCGCCTTTCTTATATGGTTCGGGTAACGGCATCCATGCCACAACATCCCCTTTATCCTCGTATCCATCAAAATAATAGCCATAATCGGTATAAAATGCCGTGATTACGATTCCCCATGGTGTAGAAATAAGCACCTCTTGGCCATCATCGGGCAAAGAACAATCAAACATCTCTATATCGCCATAATCTTTTCCGTATTCTTCCACAATCTCGTTTTTTTCTTCTTCGGTCATAGGTCTATATTTAATCGGGATCCACTCGCCTGTCGGTGCATTGTCGATTTCTTCTTCTATGATTTCTGTTATCCGAGAATCATCTTCTGACAATCTGTTAATCAAAGCCTTTTTCAAAGCATCTAAATCACCTAATCTCATTCCTCCGCCTCCTTTTCCTCGTCTGCCTTGAATTTGAATGCATCCATCCACAATCCGAACGATTCCATACAATCAATGCACAAATCCTTGGTGTCAATGGGGATAAATGCGCCAATCCTTTTATCGCCAATTCCAACGGACATATGCATTGGATCCGCACGGAAAATCTTTCCGCATCTGTCACATATTACCGCATCCATTGTCAATCCTCCCGGTTGTTTTGGATCCATGTTTCGCACCATTCCACAAACGTGGCGTGTGATAATGGCAACGCGCATGTATAATGTCCCATCGCCTCGATTGTTCCGTTCGTTTCCTTGAAGATGGAAATCGTGTAAATCCCCGCTTGCTCATGGTATCCAAACGAATATCCGCAGGACTCGTATGTGTCCGCGTGGGCCTCCAATCCTGCCAACCTTTCCTCATCCCTGTGGTTCATTCCATCTTCGTGTCCTGTGGCATATCCATCTTCGTATCCTGTGGCATATCCATACTCGCGGCCGCGTTCCCACGCCTGCTCCAACAATTTGTCCTTGTATTTCTCCAATGCTCGATTATTCATTGTTTGCCTCCAATCTGTTATAATCTGTGTAGCGCATTAGTGTAATGGCAACACAACGGTTTTTGGGTCCGTTATTATGGGTTCGAATCCCATATGCGCCGCCATCATATCTCCACAATGTCCGCTTGAACCTCCGTGTATCCCTTTTCAACCAAATCGGAACACACATCGCACGCCGCGCGGTCACATGCATTATAATCTGAAAATATATTGCACCCCTTAATAATATGCAATCTTCCGTTGTGGTCCCTATATTCACATTCGTATTTATACATGGTCATTCCTCCATTTCGTCCTCTATTTCGTCCTCTATTTCGTCCTCTTCGGGTTCCTCGAAATAATCCCCGTAAATGTCCTCATTCTCGCCCCACGGATACATCGGTCTATCCGGGAAATTATCACAAATCAAATCAAGCATTTTCAACATCCTCCTTTAATTCAACATCACCGAAATGGTACACGCCAATGGATACCTTGGATCCATCCATGTTCGTTACCGTCCTGCGTGTGCAAACGATGTCATATCCTGCCTTTTTCAAATCGAAGATAATTGCGGACAACCGCAGGATCCCCATGCGCATTGCCTGCATTGATGTGATGGATCCGTAGGATTCCATGAAATCCAAAACCCTGTCATACTGTGTTAACCTTGCCATTGTTGTATGCCTCCTTACAAATTTTCGTAATTGATGATTGATATGATGGCCAAATTATCAAGACCCGTCATGTTGCGGATTCCGTCTTGTATCTCGGCGATGGTTTCGAAATCCTTTAAATCCATCACCACATCCCGGTTGCCAACGAACATTTGCCCGTCCGCATCGGTCCCCATGAATGCCACAAAATACTTTTTTGCCATTATATGCCTCCTTTCTGTCTATTTATGGGACGGTTACGAAATAATTGCCGCCGTAATATCCATATGCCGTGCCGTAATTGTAACCGCTATTGTTGAAGTACAGGACGTGCGGCGCATCCCCTGCCTGCCATTCCTCGTATGCCTCAATCACGGCCGCATCTGATATGTTTGTTCTATCGGCCACCACGGATCCATTGGATACAACCTCAAATTGCCCCGATTGATTGCAAACGCCTGTGATTGTGTCCGGGAACGAATCGGATTCGTATGCCCTGTTGATAATAACCTCCGCAATCAATATCCTGCCTTGGTATGAATCCGCATCGGATCCCCTGTCCGATTCTGCCTCCACCACGGAGGAAATCAAGATAAATTCTTCGGTTGTCATGCCGATGGATGCCGCCTTTGCCTCAATTGGTGCCTCGTATCGTTCTAATTCTGATAATCCGTTCCACCATACGAGGAACGCCACCAACGGGATTGTAATTGCCTTAATCATCATCGTTAGGGGATTCCTGCGGTTCCTGCGTATCGGGTACATAATGGGGACACGCATTTTTCGCGCAATCTTTGCATTCAAATTCACACATTGCCGTTACCTCCGTTGGGGAAATCAACATCGTAATATTCCCGGACCACTCCAACATCGTGGAATTGCCTTTGGGGTTCGTTGTTGCGGATTTGCTTGTTGTTCATCATGCGCAGGATGGTTGCGCCTCTTGTCTTGATTTCCTTTTCACAATCGGCAACCAAATCTTCGTACATGCCCACAATCTCGCGAATGTCCTTGATGTACTCGAAGTATGCCGCGGCAATCCCTGCCGCCATTCCTGCCAAAAAACCTAAAATGATAAATAATGCTGTCATTGTATGCCTCCTTGTTTACTTTCTTTTCCTTGCGATGTTCGCCCGAATTAATGCCTTTACCGCCGCCGTGGCGGATGCCTGCGAATTCAACCATTCGATTATATCCGCATCCTTATCCGGGACCATTCGCATGGACCATTGCTTTGTTTTCGCGGAATACTTAGCCGCCGCCCTTTTCTGTGCCTCTGTCATTGTGTTGCCTCCTTTCGTCTTTATCAGTATAGCATATATTTTCAAAAAGTAAAACAAATAATTCCTTTTCCAAACGGTTACGATATTGTGTCCATCGGTCCCGTGTTTCCTGCGATGGTGTGCCTCGGATGATAACGGATGCCCTTTCGATTTCTTCCCGGTATTCTGTTTCCGTTTGGAATCTGAGGTTTATTCCCCGAAAATACATGATGTCTTGTCGCAATCGTCTTTATAAGGGCATACCGTGCAACCGGGAATTGATACATGTTCCGAAGATGGCAACGCCGTGTTGGATCCATACAGATGCTTGGCCTTGCCTGCGGCCATTATCAATTCCGCAGGCTTGGGAAACCATTTATTTGTTGCCATGTGGGACCGTGCCGCCTTGTATATGGATTCTGCCTCGTATTCGGCAAATATCATTTGCCACATGCTCAACATTTCCGCAGGATCCTCGATTCGTGTGTTGGGATACGCCGCCACCAATGCTTTTATCAACGAAATTGTTTCCGCCCGTGTCACGCCTTTTTTGCCTCCTTTGCCAATTCTTCGGCTAACATATCATCCAATATGTCCATTGTGGATTTCTTCGGCACCTGTGGCGGAATCTTGCCACCTCGGAATCCAACATCATGCACCGGGAATATGCCACGATATGAATTCATAATGGATTGATTGATGCATTCCATCATCTGCGCAGGATCCCCATTGCCGTTCTTGAATGCATCGTTGATGGCCAATTTCAAACCGCGTTCGGTTGTGATGGGATGTTTCGTGTTTTTCCTCATTTCGAAGAAATCAATAAACGCCTGCCTCAAATCGGGATTGTTCTTGATAATCTCCACGGAATCCAAAACGGAATCAACATCCAATTTCGCCTTGGTCCCCTTATTAGATAAACCATTATTTGGTTTTATATTTGGTTTTATATATGGTATTGGTTCCGCATTTTCCACAAATCCATTTTTATTTTCTGCCAAATCCATTTCGGAATTTTCGGAAATGCAACCAACCGATTTTACATCGGCATACCATTTCGTGCGGTCATATGACGAATTGTTATAATTCCCTGTTTTTATATACCCGGATTCCTCCAATTTCTTAAGGGCATATGTTATTTGGTCCTTGGTCAAATACGGGAATTGGTCACAAAATGCCTTGATACTGTTGTATGTCCAATATTCCCCATCGTGAAAATGAACATCGTTCGTGCGGTTTTTCTCGCACCAAAATTGGATGTTCTTATACAGAATAGCCGCAATAACGCCAACATCCTGCGCAACCTCGGTGTCAAATGAATTAATCATGTGTCGGGATCCTCCTTGAAGAAATTAAAACCCCGGGATGTGGCACGTTCCCGGGGTTGCGGTTGTTAACGATGGATTGTTGATGTGCCACCGTCAACAACCAAAATAAAGGCATACAATGTAAAAGCATTGTAATACGATTATATGCCCACCCTGCGGAAAATTCAACAATTAATCAAATGTGAACGGCAATTCCAATTCATCCTGTGCCTCGGGAATCGGCATCGGCTCGGGGATGGGTTCGGGCATCGGTTCGAGTTCCTGCGCCTTTTCCATTGCGGCCTTTTTGGCGGCAACGCAGGATTTGCAAACGTACTTGCCCCATCTGTCGTGTGATTTCTTCGCCCACGTGGCATCCGTGAACAACTTGTGGCAATTAGCGCATTCATACTTAATATGTGCCTTGGGTTCCGCCTTGGCCGCCTGTGGCGCATTCTGTTGCATGATGGCGGATGCCATTTCGTCTGCGGATGCTATGGATTCAACGATGCCGAATCCTGCCATACCCAACGCCCTGCCAACGGCCGATGTTTCGCAATTCTCGATGTATGATGTGCGATTGATGACGGACGAATCTTCGCTTTCGTATGATGTCCCCGTTCCGAGAATCCGCAGGGATCCATCCTCCATGTAATATCCCACCTTGGCAACCATTACGATGATGCCGTCCACGTGGGACACAATGTCCGTCATAATGAACCCATCCGGGAACACGGAACGGAACGCATTAACGCGTTCGTTAACGGATGCGTATTCCTTGCTAATCTCTTTCCCCAATTTCTTATCCCATCGGGTAATCGTCATGGTCTTTATATTCTTGTTTGCCTTTTTCAATTCTTCGTATGTCATTGTATGCCTCCTTGTTTATTTAATCTGTATGTTCTTCTTTTCTTCGATGTATGCGCCATCAACGATTTCGCCGCCATCGATTGCCTCTTTGATTGCCTTTTTGTCCGGGGCAAATGTTACCTTTTCCGTCACGAAACGGGGATCCAACAAATCCACGTTGGGGACCACAACCGAACGCGAAGAACGGAACGACAACTTGACACGATTTGACTTGAATTCCGTTTCGCCTGCGCCCTGCATGGATGTGGCCAAATAATCCTTAAGTCTTTCCGCCTTGTTGGCCGCAATCGTTGCCCTGTCCGCCAATTTCTTGGATTCCGCCTTAAGGGCATCCGCCTCCGCAACGCATTCCTTGTAATACAATGCGATGTTCTCAATCTTCGTGTTCCTTTCTGCGTTCAACGCCTCGATGCGCTCGAAATCACCATCCGCAATGCATCCGTCCTCATCCATGGACGAATAAAGCGCATCCAACGCCTCGCGAATCTGTGAATCGATGTCAAACAATGAAAATCCCATAAATTCATCACCTCCGTGTATATATTTGGCGGCATGGGTACCCGCCACGCATATATGATACACCACATTGTAAATATATGCAATACGAGAAATCAAAAACCGCAGGAACCGAAATCCCTGCGGTTAATGAGTGAAAACCACGGTGGTGATGTGATGTAACACGATTATATATCAACCGCGCAATTTGTTCAACGCGGCATCGTATAACCGGGGTTGAAAAGCACGGACCGTTTCCATCACCTCATCAATCACGGGCCATACTTTGGATGCATCTTTGCCGTGAACCATCTGCAAGAATTCCGAATTCCCATTAACATTAATCACTACTTCCCGGGATGATGCTTGCATCGGTTCGGATCCATACATGTGGTCGAGAAGAATATAAAAGGTTGCCAATTTCTCGCAATCTTGGTATGTTGCGCACGAATTCTCCAATTCGTCTATGGCATCCAATAATTGCGGTTTGGTCAACATGGATTATTCCTCCATGCGCCTAATGATTTTCTGCAATGCCCTGCGTTCATCCTCGGATGATACCTCGGACATCATGTCGCGCAGGATTTGCACCTTTTCTTCGTTGCCATCATCGTATGAATAACCATCGTTACGCGAATATCTACCACGGCCACCGCGTGCGGACGGATAACCGCCCTCGCGCGAATATCTGCCCATGGAATCCCTGCGTGCATTGGATCCACGGCCGCGTGCGTTGGAATAACCGCGATTTGTCATGCCGTCCATGCCATCTGCGTTCGAATATTCGCCATCCTCGGAATATTCCTCGTACATGATAATCTTGCATGAATTCTTGATGGAATTTAACAGTTTGTCGATTGTTTCCAAACTCCCGGCGGACAATTCGCCCTTGCGCACGATTTCGTCCAATTCCTTTTTGAGCATGTCTTTAACATCGTAATATGTGTGCATCTTCGGTTCCTCCTTTCCTTAAGCGATTCGCGTAATTACGAGATTTGCATTTTTCAAATTGATGGATGCGGGCGGCGTTGTCGCAGGATCCTCAACCGTTGCATCGATATAACGGACCGATGCGGCAAAACAACACCCCTTGGGGATGGTCACGATGGCCGTGGCCGTTATATTGCCGTATTCGTCCACCGCCTGCGGCGTGAATATCGCCGTGGATGTAACCCGGGGTTCGCCATCAACGGCAATTGCCATTGCTATTGGCGCAACATCCTCGCCCTCCGGGATTGCGATATTTCCGTTAAAGGTCAATTGATACCTTGCGAAACAATTGTTGTTGCATGTCCTGCCACGCAAAATAAAAATCCCTGTTTCATCCTCATGGTACACATTGCCATTGGGGCATGGGATAGAGGCCGTAAATAATGCCGGGGCATTCAACGCAATGGATTGAACGGCATTTGCCAAATATTCTGCCATGGATTACACCTCCTTATCCGTTACATCCGCAACCGCAACCATTGTTGCATGTGAAAATGTTTTGACGGCCATAAACGGGAACGGACGGAATCGGACAATTAGAAAGACGATTATACAAAGCATCGATTTCTTGATTGAATCCGTTTTGTATAAACGCATTCTGTGCCGTCTGCGATGCGGCAAGGTTTGCCATGGTCAACTGTCTTTCAAGGTCCGCGATTTTTTCGTTTTTGGCATCGATTTTATCGTTACAGATTTGGTCAAGTATTTTTTGCGTGTTTGCCGTTTGGTTCACGAGAATATCACGGATACCATCGGACACGGCCGCCCTGTCTGCGCAGGCCTCGCGTGCAATATCCGCACCGAGGTTGGCAATGCCCAACCTATTTTCGCAACAACAATCGGCAAACTGTTGTGATAATGCGAAATTCTGTTGCATGTTGGCCATCTGCCTGCCGTTGGCGGCAATTTCTGCCTGTGCAAATCCATTCTGCACGGTTCCTTGCATGTCTGCGCAACAATTGCATAACTGTTGTGCAAGTGATGTCACGCCGTCACGAATCGATGTGATGTTGCCATTCAACATTTGGTCACGGAATCCATCGGATGTAATCTCCGCTTGGTTCATCCACGGATATAATCCGCCTGCGCCTCCGTTACCGCCTCCGTTGTTGAATCCGTTGCCCCATCCGCCGTTGAAAAGGCAAAGGAACAAAAGGATAATCCACCATGAACCATCCCCGCCGAATCCGTCATTGTTTCTTGAACCGCCGACAACCGCGGCAAGGTCCGCCGCGCTCATTTCGCCTGTTGTTAGTGACATTTGTTTTTTCTCCTTTCGTTGGATTTTGATTTATATTTCCTGTTGCAACAATTGGAAATCATGGTTACCGCATGTTTTTCATTTGGTTGTATATTTGGTCCGCCTGTTGGGCGTATTGATTAATTTGCGCCTGCGAAATCCTGCCCGAATTAAGCATGTTTTGCACCACTTGTTTGGGATTCCCGGTGAATAACCTTTTGAATTCCATCAATGTTTGCATCATGTTGTTGCTCGGCATCTTCGGTCCCAATTGATTGAATAATGGTGATGGCATGGTTTATCCCTCCGCGTGTTCGGATCCATCAAGGATTCCGTTTATATCCTTTGTGATTTTTGCCTTGAATGCATCGAATTCCGAACGCGGCACATAATCGGGATTTGTCCCCGGTTTGTCCCCAACATGTCCCCGGTTTGTCCCCGATTGTTCGCGCTCCTTATAATCGAAGATACGCAGGGGCAACGGCATGCCGCTTTGGTCCATTGACTTGATGTAAAAAACGGATTCCTCCGAATCCATCAATAAAGCAGATTGTCCCGATGCCACGGGATGCGATTTCGCGGCCGCCTCGCCTTGAACCCATGTAATCCCATTGTTGGATGTGGTAACGCCGTTTTGGGGCATCTGTGCGCCCTGTGGCGGCATCTGCGGCGTTGGCACCATATACATTGGATTGTAAAACTGTGGAATGTAATTGTTATATGCCATTTGGGTTTATTCCTCCTTTTCCCAAAAATACAAAAGAATCTCCGAACCCGAATCCCACGAATCAAAATAGGATCCGTTCTCGATGCAACATACATGCCCTTGCGATGCAACGACATATGTTCCTTTTGGATGGTCCTTGGCGAAATCTGCGATGGTGATGCATGCCGGGCAAATGGATGGAACCATCTTTTGTTCAAATCCGTGTTTCCGCAGGAACATGCCCCACACATAATTGGCGGACGGCATGTCATGGTAAAATAACCCCTCGGCGCACAACCCAACGTATGCATCTTCCCAATCTTTGTTCAATGCCTTGGCAATCGCACGAACGGCGCAATCGCCCACCCTTTGATTGTTTGGATTCGGATTATAACGAACGTATGCCATGGTTCCTGCCCTCCTTGCCTTAATTGTGGCAAATGGGCAATCGATATTGAATGAATCGGAAATGCGTGTTTTACGCAATTTTTACGCAATAAAACAGGGGCCGCATGCTCGCGGTCCCTGTCTTACAAAAAGGAGAAGAAAATAATTATGGAATGTGTTTGAAGATGATATCTTCGCACCTTAAAACAATGTTTTGAATCTGCCTCGGGGATAAATCGAACTCATCCGCCAAATCTTCAATTAGGATCCTGTCCAACAATCTGCGTTTGATGATGGCGCGATTCCTTTTATTGTGAATATATGAATCAATCGCACTCACAATTTGTTCGGCGGATATATCATCCCAATTATAACGAATCTTCGGCATTTAACGCCTCTTTCGTCTGCCCCTGCGCCTCGTTACTCGTACTCGTGCCATTGTTTATGTCACCGTCCCCATTAAGATAATTGGCGATTCCCTCGCCCTCCGAATCTACATCAACGGAATAATCATCCACAATCTCGTATGTATTCCATTGGTAAATCCAATACATGTTGGACCCGACAAAAAGAATAACAAGGATGATGATAACAATAATCAACCATCGGTTGTGCCTGTCCATCCGTGCCAATGCCGATTCAAACGCCATAAACGGCACCGCATCGTCCTTGTTTCCCATCGGATCCATCCTCCTATTTGTGATTATATCCGATGGTGGCTTGGATGGCAATGTGTCCGAGAATTCACCGCAGGATTCATGCTCCGGGAATTCAACATCACGATGGAACGGGCAATGGCCACGCATGTTCTTAATATCATCCTTGATAAAATGGATGCAATGTCCGCAAATGTCGTTTGTCTTATTCATTGTTTGCCTCCTTTTCTGCATCTAACATAACATATTCGTTATCAATCACCCTGCATTCAATCGTTAACCTTGTATCGCAGGAAATCCGTTGTGCCTCGAATCTGTCGTGCAATGTAACATAGACATCACAATATGTTGGTGTTGATGTCAACGATACCGTGTTAACAGAAATCGGCGCAATCACAATTTTGGGTCCTTTGTCTGTGTTAATCTTCAATCGGATGTATGATTTTGCACCGCCCCTCTTGTTTTCACCCGTAAAATCAATGGCCATCATGTCGTAAACCTTGGATCCGCAATAAACGCATGTTCCTGCATCGTTTAGGATTCCGCCGCAATTGGGACAATTCTTCAATTGTTCAATCATTCGTATTGCCCTCCTTTTCCGCCAAAAAGCACCATCCCTCGGGATCAGTCTTCATATAACCATTGCCCCACTTGGTGCATGCCTCGTGTCCTGTGATTATCGGAACGCCCGGGCATGCCTCGGTAAAAACATCCTCCAAATAGTATTTGCAATGCTTGCACTTGATTAATTCCGTGGGGACCATCTCAATTGATGCCAATTTTGGTTTGTATTCGAACACCATACCATCGGGAATATCAATTCTTGCCATTGTCTGCCTCCTTTCTCATTGGTACTAAATATCCATCGGGTAAACAATCAAATAAATGTTGTAATGCATTATATGAATTAATCTGCATTGTTACCAATGGATTTTGATTGCATGTTTTCAATTCGCGTATAGCATCATTAATCGATGCTTGTATTTCATCCCGCAACCTTGGCGTTAATGGTTTATATATCGTTGCCATTGTCTGCCTCCTTTTCTGCACCATAGTATTTTTCCAAATCCGCCTCAACCCAACAATCGGGGCAAATAACGGGTTCATTCAATGCGATGCCCACGAAATTAAAAAGGGCATTCCCGGGAATGTGGCAATCCTCGGTTGCAAATAGGTTTTTGCAACCATAACACATCCTAATCAATGTCTGCCTCCTTTTCGGGATCCAATACATCCCGTGCGCCTTTTATTATTGTTTCTGCCATCTGCAATTCGCTTGCCAAATAATAGCATGCCGATGCAAGAATCATATTTAACACCATGGAACCGATAAAAAATATATAAATCATGCATTGCCCTCCTTTAACAAATCATCAAATGTTATTTGTTCCGATTCTTCAACATCGGTCAAACACCGGGGATTTTTCCATAATATGCGATAACCGCAATTCCAACAAAAGTTATCCACGATGTCCTTTAATGTGGATCCGCAATGCCCGCAGGAATAATAATCATGTTTGCGGCCATATACACCTTTGTGGAATTTCGGTTTTGCCCCAACATATGCATCAACGACATATTGCCTTTGTGGTTCCGAGATTGCCGATGGTGCCAAATCAATTAATCCGCAATATGCGCCTTTTTGATATTTGCACCTATCACATTCACAAATACACCGCGCCTTGAATTCCTCGCGCAATCCGTTGGCATCAATCAAGCGAATTATACTCATGCCAAATATGCCTCCAATTCTGCCGCCTGCCATCTGTCCAATTCGATGGTTTCACGCTCGTAGTGATTGCCGTTCTCGGTGATGCCGCCGCCGATAAAGATAAACGCAGGAACCAACGAATATTCCTCGCCATCATCGTGTTCATCGTAACCGATACGGCACGGGATCCATTCGCCGTTGCGCTCAATCTCGCCGAATGCGATGTGGTCGCATATGCCCGTGTGTGCCTTGATTAACCCTGTGCGTCTTACGTTCAACATTGTAATGCCCTCCTTAAACCTGTCCGTAATAAACAAAAACCGTGGATCCATACTCGTATGGGTCCTTGTACTTATTGAACAACCCAACATGCCGCATCAACCATGCATCTGCCTTGGCGGCCTGCGCCCTTGTCATTCCGCCATCGGCCGTGGTAAATTCACCCTCCACATACATATCCACCTCATGCAACACCATCCACCACACATCCGCAAATGAATCGATGCAATCATCTAATGCGGCGCAGGAATAAACGCGCAACCGCTTTAATTCCTTTATGGCCTGCCTGCAATCCTCCGGGATCCGCTTTTCAAATTCGTTTCTAATGCTCATTGTGTGCCTCCTTAAGATTCAAAAAGATAAAACAATTTTGTTGCCCCGGACTTGGAAACATCCACGCAATTTCCGTCCCTGTCGTACACGGAAAAATACATGTTGCCGTGATAAATCAACGCACAACCATCGGGCATGAACGCCATGCCCGACTTGATTGCCACATCAACCTTTTTGATAAACTGTGCCTTTGTCATTGTGTGCCTCCTTGATAAATCGTATTGATTAACTATATGTAGTATAGCATATACACATATAAATGCAATACCCAATTTCAATGTTTTTTCAAAAGGCATGAAAAATCCCCACGGCGTGCGGTCCGCAGGGATTTAGTGAGTATATATCGGGGGTCATTGAATGGAAAGTAACCGCCGCACCGATTCTTTACTTAATAAATGAGGCAAACACGAATCCCGTGCCATCTGCCAATTCGTACCAATCGCCCTGTTTCTCGCCCTTGATGGCAACCATGGAACCCTTGGGCAATAGACGAACAACCGGGGCATTAAGTGATGCCGTCTTGCGCACACGCAGGGGATCCCGATTCGTGGCAACGGTTCCCGTCCACACGGATGTGTTTTCCTCGGGCCTGTGGATTTTCTGCCCAACGCGGATTAAATCGGGATTGAGGATGCCGTTGTCCTTTGCAATCACGGAAACGGACACGCCCCACATCTTGGCAATCTTGGTCAACGTATCGCCTGCCTTTACGATGTAAAAATCATCCTCCGCAGGATCCGAAGATGCCGAAGATTCCGCAGGATCCGCAGGAACGGAGGCGGATTCGTACTCAATCCCGGGAATCTTGAACCATTCTTCCCACGCCGTATCCTTGATGCCATCCTCAATTACACCGTAATTAAAACCCTTGGCCTGCACAACCTTGCCATCGCCGATGTAAACGCCAACGTGGTTGTTCTTCCACAATCCCAATCCGGGGATTTCGGGGATGGATCCGATGGGGCCTTTTTCGGTTGCCCGGGAATGCATCACGTTTGCGGACATGTCGAAATCCTTATTATATATCGGAGGCATCGGCATGCCGTCAACATCGGGTTCCTTGGTCATTAGATAATCCTTGATTAATCCGCCGCAATCCATTACACGTTTGCCGTAATCGCCGCGTTCCTTGGCCTGCGCGATGCGCTTGCCCGAGAATTGGGATGGATACCTCTTGGCGCAGGATTCAAGCAATTTGGGGTTGCCAATCTGCCCATACGTTCCGAACCAATACACCTGCCCCACCATCTTTTTTACGAATTTTACCAACCCGGTGTTAGTTTTCTTAGACATTTGTTTGCTCCTTTAATTCGTCAATGCGTTTCCACATTGTGGCTTGCTCCTTTTCCACCAATGTAATGCGCGTATCGATGGCGTTTACATTCTGCGATAACGATTTAACATCCGCCTTGATGTCGTTTGTGGTGGAATTAATGTTCTTGGTCATTAAGGACAATTCCAAAAGGGATTTCGTCATTTCCTCTTTGGATTTGTTCTCCTTTTCAATGTCGTTTTTCCCGTTATGCACGGCGTTGATGATGAATGTTGAAACGCCAACAATCATCATAACGCAGGAAACAATCAACGACACGATGGATGTGTTCATTGCTTATTTCCTCCATCTGCGAATCCCTCGCCGACAATATACGCCACAACGGATCCCAACGACATGATTATTCCCGTTATAGAATCGGGGTTCGTCTTATCCGGGGATGTCATGTATATAACCATACCCGTGACAAACGCCGCGATGGCCAACCAAAACTTGCGCGATGTTAATTTCCTTTTCCAATCCATGTGTGTTCACCTCCTTAATTTGCATCTTTCTCGGTTACTTCAACCGTTAATGTCGAAAATTGTTTCATATATATAAAAACCGTAACATTTTTAAGAATAGCAGTCATTCCGTAATCGGACGATACGGGAACGATTCCGTTAAATACAATACCCGTTGGTAGGTAACTGATGCCTGTTGCCCGCAACTGTGCAACACTCCCCAAACTTGAAGTAAATTCGCATGTAATTTCTATATCGTCACTAAATCCCGAAACCAATGCACTTACAATGTCTGATTCTGTATATGGGGATGGAATCGTTATTGTTGGCGTGGACCCCGTATTATTTACTGTTATAAGAATTGGCGCTACGGACAACGAATAATTGCCATTGTTGTTAACCCGTAAAAATTTATGTTTATCCGATAATGAAACCGCAGGAATCGCAATCGGCCTTTTGCAATACGATAATGTTGTGGTTAATACGGGATTAAAAACAAAGTTATTATCCCCAACCTGCATGTTCTCGCGTATTGGTTCCAAATTGTTTTCAAAATATCTAAACTCGCGGGTTGACAATTCATATTGCAAATCCTTTAAAATGTCGTTGGCCGTTGCCAAATCCGTGAACCGGGAATCGAAAATATAAATAATTCCCTCGGCCACCGCGTGCTTGAAATATCCACTATTTATTTGGTTTATTCCTGCCGTGGATTTACGGTACATTGATGTTGATTTAACAGCGTCCGTGTATATGGAATCCGTCTTGATATATGGCACGCCCTTGGTGTTTACCGCCAATTCAACGCCAACAATTCCTTCATCGTGAACGGATAAATCCTCGCCATATCTGCCCGTTATCAAATCCACATCGAATCCATACAACGCCTTTTCAAATGTCCGCGTGTGGGTTTTGCCGTTTATCGTTACACTTAACGATGTGTATTTCCTATACGGACGAACATTCGTTGGCGAAACTGTGCCACTTCCTGTTTGCACGATGGTGGACTTACCATTCAATTGCAAAATCGGTGCAATAACATCCGTGTTCACCTTATTATTAGCAATCACCGTTGTAACAATGGGCAATCCCTCGGCTCGAAGATTAACAACATCCGTTTGTGTTTGGTATCCTGCATCGTTTTCCAATTCGGATACTTTCGCAGGAATCTCAATGCCCAAATCCTCCGTGGATTTATCCCCGGACAACTCCACGCCATTTATCGATGGCTTATTTGTAAGGGCATCATAATCCGTTGTGGCCGTGTTCGCCTCGGATCCAAACTCGGCGTTGAACCCTGTTTCCAATGTGCCGAAATCATCCATTTTGCACGCCCTCCTTTTGCACCTCGTAGATGGTCACATCCGCAATCTTGGTGATGGGACGGGACCCGTTGGCAAGTACAACGGACAATTGCACGCCTGCGGTTCCTGCATGGAATTTCAATGTTTCCGCCTGCGACAATGCCATATATATTCGCCTATCTTCAATATAGCAATCTTCGGTTTTCTTGTCTATTTTAAGGATCCCATCCTGTTTCATGTTGAACCAAATTGATGTGATTTGGGATAAATCGGGGATTTGTTCCTCCGATATTTCACAATAGATATTCACCGTTTGGCCGCGTACAAATTCAACCATGATTTCTGCCCTCCTTTAACTCGGAATCACTATGTAATTAACATAATACGTTGAAGATGATTGTTGATTGAAGTAAACACGAATCGCGCCATCCCTTGCCTCGGAGGCGATGGGGAAATTGGCATTTGCCACCGAAACGGCGGATGCCCTTTGCACGAAACAATAATCCCCTGCCTTTACTCCATCAACCGGGATGTCATAATACCACGATGATGTGGTTGCATACGCCAATTTGCGCCCACGGATGATGGACTTGCCCTTTAAATCCGTAATAACGCCATCCAATTTGGCGAAAATTGACACATCGTCCGTACCATTGACGATTAATCCGATTTCATCCAATCCGATGTTTTCGTCCAACGCCTGTTTGGATCCGTATTTTTCAACTTTATAAATCTTAGACATGCGTCACCTCGTACGAAATCTTGGCAACCAACGATGATGTTTTTTCAACGGCCGTTTCCAACACGAATTTGGATGCCATATATGTGGGATTAACCATCCATGCTAACGGCGTGCGCCTTGCCTCATTGGATCCCTGCGGATACCTTGAAAATGCTTGCCATACTCCAACGCGATGCCCGGTCGTATATGGATATTGTGCCGCCGTAACCTCGATGATATTATCATCCGCATCAATAACAAACGTGTTGGATGATATATCCCCGGTATCTGCCAAATAGAACAAATCGCCAATGTTCGTCACCGGGGCATCGAATCGGTCGAAATCCGCCGTGGAATTGATGTTCACCTTATAGATTGTGTTTTCGGATCCCATCGCATTGACGAAATACAGATAATTGCCACGCTTGGCAATCATGTTTCGAGAACCAATATTTGATGTTGTGGCCTCCGTGATGGAATGTTGGAATGTCATTGTTCTTGTCGATATTGTCAAATCGGACAAATCAATCGTGGTCAATGTCTTGGCCGTTCCTGTGGATCCCGACAAAATATAAATGGCATTATCTGCGGCGGACAACCCAACGCGGGCATTTCCAACATCATTGGAATATACCAATTCGGAATTGGCATCGTCCCATGTGTTTTGGTTTATGAGAATCTCCAACAACGGTCTTTTAATCCTCTTGATGGAATCGCCGCTTTGAAACAATCCCACCGTTGCCGATACGATGTAATAGAAGTAATCGCCAACGAATCCCAACATCCTTGTTGTGGATGTCGTGATAATCTGTCCCACGTTGTTTACAATCTGCCCGAAATAATTAACCTTGCCGTATGCCTCGCCACCATAACGATTCGTTAAACAAATCGTCTTGATGAATCCGTTTGCATTGGATGTGGCGAAATCGTAAACGAATCGGTATCCGTTCGCAATATCGCCCGATTCGATGGCATTGAACGAACCCGCTTTCAAATCTGTTTCGTCCCTTGCGCCAACCCGGGCATATCCTGTGGGCATATGGTCCCACGCCTCATACAATCCCGAACCGACATCACCCGGGAATAACAGGATCCCACCCAACGCCGTGGTAGCAAGATTCGTCAAATTCTCGTATGTGGATACATCGGAATACGGCGAAAAATGCCGCCTGTCTGCGCCATACGGGCATTTGTTTAAAAGGGAATTGATGGCATCGGTAAACGCATTGTTGCCCTCGATTTCCTCTTTTATCCTGCCTGTTATTCCGTCTGCCAATTGCAATTTAACATGGCCTTTTAACATTTGGTTTTCCTCCTTAATTCAATGAAACCGATTCCATCGTTACGGTCGATTTGCTTGCGTTTGTCACGGCGATTTCAACATTTCCATCAATCTGCAATTCGCCATTGTAGAAATGCATATTAATGTTTGTATGGCTCCCCAAGAATCCAAAAACGATGGTGCATACATCCCCGGCATTCAATGAAATGTTGGGGATGGTTCCGATATTGGTTGTTGTATTCGCAGGCAATGTGACGGAATGAACCGCCGTGCCGTTTTTCCGAATTTCGATGTATCCGTCATTATTCGAACAATTTGTGCGGCCCGTACATGCCGAACCAAACGCAATCGTTGTCGTTCCTGTTGCCGTGATGGTCAACATGTTTCGTTCATCGCCTGCGGATGCATTCCAACTACCCGTAATATCGGATTGAAACGCAATCGTTGCTTGCCTGCTCCCGCCAACGGATCCAATGCATTTATACCATGCCATTATGATATCCTCGCTTTCACGCCAATATTGTTGGCCTGCGCAGGGAACGTAATTGTTACGGATCCTGCGGCAACAACAACCGATGTGGGATTTACTCCGAACACATCCGTGTATATCTCAACCGTGGATGTCGTTAATATGGCGGCATCCTGCAACGTGATGGTTGTTTGTCCTGCGGTCAATGTCCCCGTGACATCCTTATATGTTGCGCCACCGCTAACCGGGGCGAACACATCCGTTGTCGTGCCGTTGATGGTGATTTCCGCAATCTTGGCACCTGTGCCAATCAATTGGGACCATGCAACGGAGGAACCGCCACCGCCTCCGCCTCCGCCTGCGGCCAATTCGTTGATTGCACCGAAGATGTCTTTTGCCGTGGTACTCAATGCATCGGGATATGTCAACACATCCAATAACAACGTGGCCAATTCTGCGGATGAAATCTTGCGTGATGCATATGTCTGCCCGTCCGTGATGGACACAACAAACAAGGTCGATGCGTTCGTTGATTCCGCCGTGGTCAATTCCGAAATCTTGATGTCGGTTTCTGCCATCTTGGTTCCTCCTTAATCGCAAATAATATGATTTGCGCCATCTTCAGTAATTATCGTTGATTCGCCATCCTCGGTCAATATACGGTTAACCGCCACATCCATTACGACACGGCCAATATCCGTATAACCGAACGCGATTCCATCGGATCCAATGCCAAACGAATATGTATCCCGGGCATTGTCCCTTTGGGGTTCACCCTCCGAATACGAGGATGTGGAATCGTCATATGTAAACCCGATACCCTCTTGAATATTGAATTGGTATTCGTCCGTTGCCTCCAAATATCCATCCCAAACGCCTGCGGTTACGCCCACGCCTTGAATTACAACATGGCAATTGTCAACGGCAACGATTCCCTCGCCGTCTGTTGACATGATTTCAACGATAACCTCGTTGATTTGCTCGTTGGTGATGTTAACAGGCAAGAACAATGTTATCGTGTCCAATCCAACCGGGAATTGGCACACATGGATAAATGGTTCATAGAATCCATTAACGCGATACCTAACATACACATGCCCTGCATCCGTCATATTAAGGCGAATAACGCCGTGTAATTGTGCAATTTGTGATTGCATTACACCGATGCGAAGATGGGCAATTTGCCGCCATTCCTCGTCAATTCCCACGGCCGTGGCGTTGGCATAATGGATAACGGATATTCTATCCTTGCCCGATTCCGTGGATTTCTTCAATCCTGCGATGTTTTTGTCCGTTTTAGATTTCGCACCGAACAACGCAGGATTCTTGCCAAATCCTGTTATCTTCACGCCCTTGCGATACGAGAATTCAATTTTATGGACACAACACATGGAATATGTCCCGGCAAGACCATCCGTGTATTTTATTACATCGCCCAAATCGAAACACGGATCCAATAAACCCGATGATGTAAACGGCGTATAATCGAATGCCTCCAACGCCGCCAATATATTGCGGCATCGTTCCGCCTTGGTGGATTCATCGCCGTATTGCATCAACGGATTCGGTCCCAAATTCATGGTCAATCCTGTGTCGGATGTGGTCCCATAATACGATGTCGTTTCCTCCGCAATATTGGTGATGGAAACGCCCGTGTAATATGTCACGAAATCGGACCATTGGCCGCCTGTGGCGCGGTCGTACACATCCATGGTTATATCCTCGGAGGAATGCCATGTGCGGAATTCCAAACGCCCTGTACGGTTTATCGTGGCGAATCCTCCGATGGTAACGGCAATCCATGAAATAAAATCACGCCATGTTTCGATGTCGTTTTCGGGATACAAACTCAATAACTCCGTGCCGTTCGGTAATGCCTGCATTTCCGTTTGGGTCATTCCCAATTGAACATTGCAATTCCTGCACGCCAACGTGGCCAATGCAAACACATTGCCATCGGTCGATTTAACGCCCATCGTTTTATCAAATTTCGTCATGGCATCATATGCCGTTACGGATACGCCGTCCCGGGACCACATCGCGGAATCGATGGTGTATGGCTTGCACGGCACATCCTCCCATGTGTCGTTCGCAGGATCCACCAATAAACCAATACTGCATCGGATTTCCTTGCCTCGCCAATCGCCACGATTGACATTGGCGGCGAACGCAGGGCAAAAGGTCAAATCCATTTGTCCCACGAATACACCGCCCAAATTAATATCTGCGGAATTAACGCATTTTTCGGTTATCGTGAACGATGATGATATTATATCGTTCTCGGTGAATGCAATATTTCCAACGGTCCCACGGATGCGCCGCGTTACAACCTTTGTATTGGATAATATCTTTTGAAGATATGCCGTTGATACCGCATACATTTTATAATTCCTCCAATGTGAACGATATTTCCCATACGCCTGCAACCTCGGTCAACTTTTCGGACCCCTTGCGTGGATTGCACGAAAATCCATTCATATACATTGTGTGGACTTCGTAACCATGTGTAACCGGGGAATAAATGGAAACAACAAACGATTCCTTTTTTGAATAGGTTTCAAAGAATCCCGCCCATTCATCATCCGCAACCGAACAATTGAACGGAACCGCCAATTTCTCGGCGCGGATTATCTGCATCATATCGCGGCCACCCTCCGATTGCATCGTTTCGCGGATGGGGTTGTTGTTCCTGCCCCACTTGGATGGCCAAAAGGGAATTGTGGTATTGTCGAATATGAACGGATAATTGTTGATACTTGCCATTTATCCTCTACCTCCGCCAATAAAATCATTCCTTTGGTTTGATTGTACCACGAATTCATCGATTTGTTCTCCGCCGATGTAAACAGGAACGACAACGGTTTGATTTGTTGCTTGGCTTATCGCCTGCAACAATTGATTGTATCCCATTATCAATTCGCCGCCGTATGAATCACCGCCGCCCAATGCGCGGCCGTCACCATAACCAAAAATTGTGGGGTCATTTAACAAGATGGGTTGATTATATGCCTTTTTGTACCATTCCACGCCAACGGACGGTAACGAACCTTGCCCACCGAATCCCCATGGTGCCTCGCCTCCACTAACGGAAAAGTGCGGCAATTTGATTTCGGGCAATTCCCAATCGAAATCGAAGAATCCCAACAATTCATCGATTGCCCCGGACACAATGGATTTGGCATCCTCAAATATGCCTGTGAATTTCTCCCATACATCGTCACCGAATCCCTCGATTTTGCCGATTATATCGGAAAATCCTGTGGTGAAATTCTCCCATGCATCGGAAAAGAATGTAACTATGGATTCTATAACATCCGCGCCAATCTCGCCTGCCTTGGTTAATACATCGGATCCAAATGTGGTAACTTTATCCCACCATTGCGCAAGGCCGTCAATAACCTCAACCAATCCGTCACCGAACATGTCGTACAACCAATTTCCTAAATCTTCGCCCAAATCTGCGATGAAATTGCCGATTTGAACCGCGATGTCGGGTAACGATTCCGCCAATGCAACTATGATATTAGAAATAAGGATAATTGCCGCGCCCACCAATTCCGGGGCATGCTCGAGCAACGCCGTTGATATCGTCAATATGATTTCAACGGCCACGTTGATAAACGATTCGATGTTGTCCGGGGTCAAAAAATCATCAACCAAAATGTGGATAACATCAATAACCGTGTCCAAAAGTAAATCCGCATTATCTGCAAGGCCGTTGGCCAATCCCATGAGCAATTCGCCGCCCGCCTCGATGAGCATTGGCGTGACGGATATAATCGCAGGGATTAACGTGCTTAGAATCTGCGGCAAGGCCGCCGAAATCGCGCTAATTATAGATGGCAACGCCTGCACCAATGCCGTGACAATCGAAATGGATGCCGACAATAACGGAGGCAATACCGTGTCGATGATGGTTGGTAATTGGTCCACGATTATTGGCGCAACCTCTTGAATCAATGTCGCGATTCCGCCCAACGCCTGCGTAACAACCGGGGCCAAATTGCCAACAACTGTTTCGGCGGATGAAACAACATTGTCAATCAAGGATCCCAAATCGGCGTTTTCGTCTGCCATGCCTGTTACAAGATTTGTCCACGATGCGGACAACATCCCGATGGATCCGCTAATGGTTGTGGATGCCTCGTTGCTTGTCGTGCCTGCGATGTTCATTTCCTCTTGCACGGCGTGGATGGCCTCAATCATTTGGTCGAATGAAACATCATCAAGGGATGTTATTTGTTCCTCCAAAATGCCCGAATCGTTTATCAATCGGAGCATTTCCTCGCCTGTGCCGCCATAACCTAATTTGAGATTATCCAACATGGTGTAATTGCCCTTGGCAAATCCCATGTATGCGTTTTGTATCGCCTCCATGTCCGTGCCGTATGTGTTGGCATTGTCTGCCATGTCGGCAATGGCCATGTTGGCAATATCTGCGGCCGCATCCGTATCGCCACCCAATCCCTGCAACAACGATGCCGAAAAGCCTGTTACTGTTTCCATGTATTGGTTAGCGGACATTCCCGCGGTTTCGAACGCCTGTGATGCATATTCCATCACGGTATCGGAGGAATCGCCGAATAACTTTTCAACGCCGCCCGATAATTGTTCAAAATCCGCATATGCCTTGACGGATTCGGTCGTTAATGTGGCAACGCCTGTGGCGGCGGCACCTATGGCGGCACCTGCGGCCGCGCCTGCAATACCCAATCCCTTGGCAATCGTTCCGCCAATGGATCCTGCCCGGGATTCGGCATCGCTTAAACCCTCATCGTACTTTGAAGAATCAAG